TAGCTTGCAAAAGTTCTAACATTCTTTTTATCTTTGTTTAAAAGATATGCATGAGTTATCATTTCAGATGGCATAAAACCTTCTGCAGTATGTAAGTCTGCGTGCCCACTATCCCCCGTGATATCCAACCAAGTAATTTTATAGAAGTAATATCTCTTCTTCTTAATGACAACACATTTGTATTTTGATTTTTTAGGACTTTTGGGCATACCTATTTATACTATAAGAGAAATTTTAGGGCAAAAAAGTTTTTATAAAAAACAAAAAATCTTCCGCGCGCAGAGTGCATTTGAAATAACTAGCCAATACCAATGCTTATTTGACCTTGCCAGACCAAAAACATCAAAAAGCTAGTAATACCAACAAACTTGCCACTGTAAAATCTGCCTTGGCAGGAGCTGTGGCAGGCTATTATCTGCTAATACCAACACTTCTAATCGATTTTTAGCCTCCTTGCCGCCTTGCCGCCCTAAAAAAATTTTTTATTTTTAAAAATAAAATTACCCTAGAATTTCTCTTACACCGTGGCAAGTACATTAGAATAATTCTAATCTTTGAACCTTTTAGTCCCGTTTGCTATGATCTTCTTAATCCCCGGTCCACTGATCTCGATCTCCGCATAGGATTTCCAAGCTCTTTTCATCAAGTTGAGCTCTAAAATGAGCGCCGACCATTGTTTAGGTGTGATTTGTTTACTTTGTATTATTACCTTTTTCATAATTTTGTGGTGGTCTTCACTCTCGCTACTAACCACCCCTTCCCGTGGAAGATATTAACTCTGTTTATAAGTCGGTGATTTAAATATTTTTAAACTCTCCGTCTTCAATACTATTCTTTTAGGTTCTGGTGAGTTGAAAAGTTTTGTCTCTTGCAGCTCCACTCTTCTAACGGCTTCTAAATGTCCGTCCTGTGTTTCAATATAAATTGGACAATCTGATATGATTGTACCTTTTTCATTATTGGTAAACTTACCTAGTATTTGTTGAAAGTCCCTGATTCTCATTTTTTTCCTCCTTTGTTTTATTTAAATGCTCATTGTATGGATCGGGCTTTGATACTTCCATACTCTGAATTCTTCTGGCGTATGTTTTAACTAAAGCATACCACTTGTCTGTCCAGATTTGTTTCATACCTGGATCTTTAGCATTGTGAGCTGCATTAGCTAAATTATTCATTTTGTCCATCATCTTCTTTACTTCCTTTTCTCTGCTCATAGTATTGATTAACCCTCCTTAAAAAGTCGTGTTGATATTGTTGGAACTTAACTCCTTCTACAACAAACTCTTGATAATAATTGTCCTTACTACACATCATCACTACACCTTTATTGATAGAAGTTTTGTATACAAAATTGTGAGCCATAGCATAGGCTGCTAGTTGTAAATAGTAATCCCCGATCCACTCTTCTCTCTTCGGTTTATTCGTTTGTTTAAAATCGCAAATTGCATCTTGACCCTTATGGACTGCCACTAAATCCGTAGCGCCCGCATAGAGCCCAGGATAGTACAAAGTACATTCTGTGCCATAATACTCCGTTAAATTGCATAGACCCTGCTCTATGACCCTTATAGCCATGTTATGAGCCTGTTTTCCGACGTTGGTAAGGTCTAAATATCCCTCCTTCAGGATATATTTCTCTAATATCTTGTGCATCGCCGTTCCACGATTAGCGCTTTCAGCTGTAATTTTAGCTGCCGTGTCTTCGCCCACTCGTGCCCTCCAAGCTGCAAGACTATCTTGCTTTTCTCGTGGTTCAGTTGCTTTTAAAATCGTTGTTACCGATGGTAATTTCCATTTACCATTATTAATATCATAGTGTCGTTGACCATCTATTAACTCCCTTTTAGTGGTAGGATAGATGTATCTATTATTGTGCTTCATTCTTCCCCTTTATAAGTTGTTTAAGTATCGTAGTTGTTGGATTAAAGTCATAATCACTATGACTACAATTAGACAGTAAAACTAATATTACCAAATATTTCAAACTCTTCTCCTTCTTCCAAAGATAGTTCTCCAGAACCAAGATCTACAAATACTTATTGCAGTAAAGATAACTGCGATATGGAAACTTTCCAAGATAGTTGGATACAATCCAAAAAATGGAAATATAAATAACTGTATCATTGTCGATAGTATTAATCCACTACCGACATCGATACACGTTTCAAATAAATTTCTCAAGATAACCTCGCATATATTAATTTGGGTCTTAAATTTAATTTGTCCCAAACTCTTTTACCATTTACAAAAACTCCTTTTTCTTTTCCAGAAACTCTTTTACAAGTAAACCCTTTTGTTTTACCCAAGTAAACCCAATTATCTTTTTTATATAAATCAGCTGTTCTTGGAGGTTCAATTAAAGATTCAAAACCAATAACTTCATCTCCATATTTTTCAAACCAATCTTTTTTAATTTGTTCTCTCCAACATTTTAAAACTTTAGTTGTAAAATTTCGAAGAGGATATTTATCTTTAACCTTTTCAATATGATAAAAAATATTATTAACAACATTATTTAATTTTGATTTATCTATATTAAAAAATTCATTACGACCTTTTAAATACAAAGTGCTGCTACCACCTACAATATGTCCATAATAAATATCATCATAATAAATAGCATAACAAATATTTCTTCCAACAAATCCTTTAGGTTTACTATAGTGTTTTTCCATAAGTTTTAATAAATTTTTATCAGTCCTTTTGGTTATAATTAGTTTCATTCATACCCTTAATCAATGCATATCCTATTTCTTCGACGATTTTCGGGACGATAGAATTTCCCAATGCTTTAAGTCGGTGTACTCTGCCGGATACCCCATAAGCCACTCGACCCACGTCGGGTTCAAACTCCCAGTGATTCCCTTCTGTCGTAATCGATTGGGTAGTTGAGAGTTGTGTCTCGGTTTCTCCTTGATATGTTTCAGACTGTTTTGTCCTTTGTGATCTCTCGCCGTTGGTGTCGGCCACATTTCTTGATTGCGAACTTCTGCTACTTTCATCCCCAATGAATGTCCTCTTGTCTTGCCCACCGATGGTGGTACTTTGTTCACTGAATCCTTCCAATCTCTGGCGTTCGGTGTCGGCCACATTGTAGGATTTTTCTGAACTGCGTGTCGAAGTGCGAATTGAAGATTGATTCCTTCCTTCTTCTTT